AGGTCTCGCAATAAAAGTGGTTTTGTCGGTAATTAGTCGATATTCACTATCAACTAAATCTACAATTCGTGTCGTCATGCCGGTTCTCCGTCGCTTATGTCGCTTACAGTTCTGTCACGACAAACATTTCATCAGCTTCAAGCGTTTCAAGTTCTTCAGCTGTTAGACGTACTTCTTCTATGCCTTGCCAGGCACGACCACAACGACGGAAACCATCACGTTTAACCATGACACGGTGTGTTGCTTGGTCAGCAGTTGTAGCAGTTGTAGAGGTTGTATCGTTTTCAGTCTGATTTTTTTCAGCTGCAGCTGCATCGGATTCTTTTTTTTGTTCAGCTTGATACGTTTTCCATGCTTCATCACGAAGCGTTGCATTGACTTCTTCAAAGCCTTCAATCGCTTTAATCTCATCAACTGTCGGTTTTTTGTCTAATGCTTTTTCGCGTAAGTGAGCTACTAATTTTTCTAACATGAGTGTGTTCCTCTTGACTTTAAAAAAGGGGGAAAAGCTTCCCCCGTTTTGATTGTTCTATAGGGCTGATTTAACCTTCACCAGTTGAACCAACTGAAAGCTGCCAGAAGCCATAAACACCTGCAGCACGCGCTTCGGAACCAAACTTGAACAGGCGTTTATTAAACACATCATCATTTTCCATTGATGTTTGGCTAACAAACACAGGGCGCTTACGCACTTGAATAATGAATGGTTTCACTGCTTGACGAGTGTTATGCAGCATCCATTGAGTATCAGAAATAAGACCAGGGTTTTCTAAAACTTCAAAGGTGCCTTGGTATGGGTTAGTGCTGCCATCGTCTAATTTGTCTGCATTCGCTAGAATATTGGCTGTAGCTAATAACGCTGGCCCGACTTCAAGCAAGTTACCTTTTAAGCGCAATGGCATACCTTCCGAGTCGGTAAACTTACCCATCATCGTTCTAGCTGCACCGATAGAGGCATCTGCAGCTGCACGATTAGCCGAGCTGAGTGGTGCGACTAGCTTATTAGAAACAGAGCTACCGTTTACTTCATGATCAGTGTCGTAGAAGAATTGGCCATCAATACATAAACCTGTAAATGCACTATTCTTCAAATCATTCAAAATAATGTCATTTAATTCACCAGCTGAGTCACCCGCAGATTGAGCTTGCACACTGTAGTGGCCTGACGTGTCGTCATCGAGGTCATTACGGTCTACTTCAATCGTGGCTTCCCAATCTTGGTTGGTCACTTTATAGTTGCCCGCTTTTAATGACTTGATGAATTTTTCACCTATCCATAGACGCATTTTAGGGAAACGCTCTAACCATTTATAGTCTTCTGTTTTGGTGTTTGATGGCACCTCCATTGCCGTTTTCTGCCAGTCGCCTGTTTTGGCTTTTAATGCATTATTAAAGATGGTTTTAAGGCCGATAAAGAAGTCTATAATCGTGCTTTTATCAACAATCATTCCGACCATACCAATCATCAAATCGGCATCTGATAAATGAGCAGTTATGGCGTAGTCATTAGCCCAAGCGGTTGAGAAACCCAATGCAGCGACGGCAACAGCCAGCACGCTAAATATAATTCGTTTTTTCATAATATAAGTCCTATATATAAGTGTTAGCTAGATTTGAACCCAGACGCCATCGGCATCTACGTCATCAATTACACCGCCAGCACTTCGCGTGCCGGTACCATCTGTTGCCGCCACTGTTTGGTCATCTACGATGTAAGCTGTGCCACCAATGTGAGTGCGATTAATTGAGCCGTCATTGACAAACTGAAAGGTACCTTTGCTTGATTGCGCGGTTACGTCACCATCAGCACCGGCACTGTTATCTACTGCCTCATCTGCACGGCCACGCACGGTTAATCCTGTCGCGGTTGAACCTGGCACAACAAATCCAGCAGCATTAAGCACAAGCAGTGCGCCCGCACGGATATTTGCTGAAGCACCGACAGGATCAACATGTAGCTCTCCTAGTCGTCGAATGGTGTTTCTATCTTTAGTTAAAGCAGTCATTATTTAGAATCCTCTTCTAGTTGCTTGGCGTAGTCTTCTTGACTGACACCTAGGGCTGAACAGGCTGCAATTTGGCTTTTCGTTAGCATTGCTTTGCCTTCTTTATCAAACTGTTCTGTTTTGCCATCAGTTTGCTGACCTGTTAGGGCGGCAATTTGAGGGGCCGCGTCTAAATAGGACTTAAGTGCAGCAGGCGCTAATGTTCGCGCCCATGTTTCCATTGCTGGCGTTAGCTTGCCATCAGCTTTAGCTGCAGCAATTAAGGTGTCAGTATCATTGCCATCTAAACGGGCAGTGAGTGCAGCCACCGTGCTTTGTAGTTCACCAATCACAGCTACGGCTTCTTCAGGCGTTGCAGCTGAAGCGGCAGCAATGGCTTTTTCGCTATCTTTTAGCTTCTGAGTCAAATCAGCATTTTCAGTTTTTAAGGCAGTGCAGGCTGCCATTACTTCTTCAACGGTTGCATCAGCTGGTAACCCCAGCTTTTTCGCAAGCGCTTTGCGTTCTTCTTCATTCATGAAAGAATCCTCGTGGTTGTTTTGGAGAAGTTGTACGGTTGCTGCAGCCATAACCAAGTCATCCATGCCATGAATAGCTGGATTATTAGTTAAGGCAACTTGGAATAGATCGAGTACTTGACCTGTTTTTTTGTCGAATGAGAAAACAGGGGAAAGGTATTTGTATTTCTTGCCGTCAATATAAGATTGACCTTCCTCTGTCCATTCTGGATTGGATACCATCAAGCCCTTGCCAGCCACCCATAGAAGGCTATCTGCTTTAATCCAACCGAAGGCAGGTGCTGGCATACCGTTTTTAGCTGCATTTAACGTTTGATGTTCGTAATCAATGACGATGTCATTTTTACGTTGCTTGGCTCTCTCTATTAATGCAGTTGCAGCGGCTTCGTCTATATGCCAAGGGCCAGAACCACCAATTGACGCACCGTTAGGTGCATTAAACTCACCCGCAGGGAATATTTGAATCGAGCCATCACTATGTGTTTGCAAGCTGCAAACAGCAATGCCGATTTGTGTTGAAAGTTTGTTTTTTCGTTTCATGGGTCACAGATTACCGACCGCAGAAACAAAAAATGCCCCGAAAGGCTTCAGGGCATTAATTTACTGTTGTTATTTACATTACGACACAACACTTGTGCATGGCAAGGATTAAATCGCACGCAAGGCGTTTAAATTTAATTTAAAACGTTTAAATTATTTTAGACCAAACATGACCGCGCCATAAGCAAGTTATCGGCTTATACGGGAAATAAGAGCGATTGGATTGATTATCTTAATGCAGACTCAAAATGGTCTGTCAGTCTATCGATGATCATTATTTCATCATCTTCAGAGACACCTAAAATTTTACGCTGTGGTATGCCACGCTTTTCATCGCCAAATTGCATGCTTGCGCCCTGGACACGATTGGTACCTAATTCTAAACCTTGGCTATCTGCATTATAGGCTAATGTGTCAAACATAAACCCTTCAAGCCGCATGATGGCTTTTGGGAATTTAGACTCGCGTTTTTTCTTGCTGCGTAAGTATTTATCGCTTAATGCTTGCCACGCATCGCCACTAGGGTCGACTTGTTGTTCCCATCTATCGTGATGACTATTAAGCAAACCTTCACCCACATCAGTGAAAAATGGTTCTAGGTCTTCACCTGCATCAGCTAGGGCTTTAAGACGTTTTGTGATTTCTTTATCTGCAAACTCATAATCAATTTTGACTGATGCACCTGCCATTTTTAATTCCTCTTATTCATCTTTCGACAAGGTCGGTGAGAATGGCTATAATGAAAGCTCGGTTGAGATACTGGAGCGTATTCCGATAGTATCAAAAACCCGCCAACCTGGTACGTCAGGAAAAGTGGCCCCATTATTCTTCTCCATAGACCAAATACCCGACACGCTGACTATTGATGTAGTTACGTTTTGATGTTGGTATAAATGTCCAGCTTTCTAAAAATCCTTTTTTGACATTGGCCACCGCAAGTAGATATCGACCTCTGCCGATATCGTAAGCTTTGATGATACGTGAACGTAAAACGACTTTACCTGTGCCTTTGTGCTGCTGAAAGCTTAACCATACTTCGTGTGGATTAGTGAGCATGTCATCGAGCAGGGGCAAATATTCTGCACGGGCAGGATCGATATGATCTGCCAGTACTTTACTATTAATCATAAATGGCAAGCCGCCAGTGTTATAGAGCTTTTCATCACCATAGAGTTTTTGCGTTTGCTCAAGTACTTGCTGTTTGGTGCTGAGACGTTTACCAAGCTTAACCGGTGCTTTTGCAAATGGAATGGCTTCAGAACGACCCGCTTCAGCCCAGCCTTCAGGTGTGAGGGTTTGCCATGCTGTTTTGGTGTTTTGCCATTCGGCCATTGTGTCTGCAGCAAGCTGCTCACCAAACGATGCTTTACCTGGATTATAATCAAAGCCAGGATCGATTCCTTTTGGCACGGTAACGGTGCGTGGGTTAGGGCCATTAATACCGATGGTTTTTTGTTCGTACTCTATTGGTGGTGCGGTATCTACTTTGATTCCTTTTTGATCTAGTTCACGCTGACTATGAGAACTAATCCAACATTTGCAGCCCCAGCCATTTGATGCGAAGTGCGTGTTAAACCACGGGTTATCAGCATGTAAAGTTATACCATCCCATGCTAAATGCTCATGGCGAGGATGTTGCACTGCATCATTGTGATGGTATGTCCAAAATGGTCTGGTATGTTTGACCTTTTGCATTTGAGCATAACGGCCTGCGTTGTGTGATTGATAGAGATTGGTTTCATATATCACACGTGTTCGCCAGTT